AGGCATATAATCCCCAAACAAAAAGACTAACTCACCCACCCCACCACCCACCATGAACACATTCACAGACATCACAACTTTCAAAACCACCCCAACATCTATCATTGATGGCCAGATCTGGGCTAAGAACGAAGTCAAATTACATGTTGATAACGTTTTGGCCTTAGATAAAAAATCATCTGACATACAGATGAATAAGCAAAAAGATTTAGCAGTGGTACAGGCCACAAAGAACGCTTTTGATTTGGAAATGCGCCATGCTAGTCACATTGTAGCTAAGGGAACAGTATACGGCATACCAAGTTCCTGGAACTTAGAAATAACGCATAACTCTTTGTTGGGTGTTAATAAGTCTTGTTTAAATACGAACGGTACTATCAACTACCAAAGCGTGATTAAACGCATCCGTGAAGTTGTTCACAGTGTTGACGCCAAAGAACAACGCTTAAATATGTACTTTGACACTGTGTATTCTCAAGGGTTTTATGATAACATGACATCCTTATTATTTTTAATACTAGCTAAATTGGAGTTATTCGACATTGTGGCTAAGATGAATACACATGATCATGAAACCACACTTACTCTGGTACAAGTGCATAGATTAATGGCAGCCGTAGAAGAGGATAGACCCAAGTTATTGGCTAGGATGTTAGAAACTCAAGATGACGGTTATGGGATGTCTCTGACTGATATAAGCACTTGGCTAGTTGTAGATAGAATCAAAGGTTGGTACGATCAGCTACCACAAGAGGTTACCCAATCAGATGAAACAATTCGAGCTAACAATACTGAAGCTTTTCAGTTCAAGTATACTATTAAGGTATGGCATATGTATACCTATAATGACGGACATAGTAGTAGCGGCAATGCCTTTGGTAAACACTTTGGTTTTATTAAAGGTAGGTTTGCTGTACCCACACACTTATTTCATACGGCACCAGAGGTTAACGTCACTTTAATAGCTGTAAATCAAATATACCCAGATACTGATATAGCCATACGTGCTTTGGCTGATTACAAAGGGGCACTGAATTTGTCTGGGTTCACTACCCGAGAAGTAGCAATACTGACTACGTTATTACAAGGTAACACAAGATCTACGCCCTTTTTAGTTGACCAAGATATTGACTTTCGCCTGGGGAGAGCAAGTATTAGAGCATTCAATGCTCCCGTTATACAGAATGGGCGAGGTGAGTACACTAAAAGAGAGCTACAATCAATGTTTGGCAAATTGGTACGCAATCACAGGGTGTATGAGGAGGCTAAACAAGCTTCTATACTATTACGTTATTGGGTGGCTCAGCCGGCAACAGAGACTGTTGAGTCACACTGGTGGACTCATATTAAGCGTAGTTTACGTTTACCCAAGTTAGGATTAAGTCGTGCCTCATTACCTGAGTTGGTACAAGGTGAGGGCATTTGTATATCAGATGATGCTCAAGACTTAGCCAATACGCTAACAGGGCCCGGACAGTCCAGTATATTTATATCCCTCTTCATGAACACTTGCTGGTATTGGGGAGAATTTCTTTCTATATATAATAGTGTCAATACAGAAGACCTGATGCGTAAGATGCGGTTTACTATACATACGGGTTTAGATGAGACTTACCGTGCAGATGCTCTTGTGTCTGCTATTACAGGCAAGCGCATATTAAGATGTGCATTTCATGATTGTTATACTTATATAAATGAAGGGTTGGACAGTCAGTACAGTACTAGAGTACGGTTTGGCCAACTTAATATCCCACATCTACAGGATTATGGTTACCAAATTATAGATGATCAAATTATGTTTCAGAAACTAGTGGCACCATCATGTGTAGCGCTCATTTTAGGACTAAACGGTACTTTGCTCGAAGGCACTCCTTACGGAAGCAGTTTTTCCATGAACAATGCAGTACAGATAGTTGAGTATGGTATACGCCGTGAGGGTCTCAATTACATGGACTTATGGGCTTATGGCGTCTTAGCTAGGTGGAATGGCCATGACCTATACTATAAGCACCCATTAACAGATGGTAGACATAAAATATACGCAGCTAATGATGTATCTGTAGCAGTACCACCCGTACCGCCCTCTGGGTTACGAAGAGCAGAGTCTTATAAACTAGACGGGTTAGTGAATCGCAATATAAGCTGGGGCTCACCACTGACTAGATTATTAGATACAGGCGCAGTCTTCAGTTGGGAGCGTATAAATCTTTTCCTTTTAGATAGGCCAGAGTGGCGATCACCTAAAGCACCTTATAGTGAAGAACAACCCAAACTGCATAAGGAGTTTAGGATAGACACTAATATGGTAGAGAATTACTTGGGTGCAGTAATGACACGCTATGACGCAGCCATGTCGGATTTTCAAGTTGTCCAGATTCGTCCAGGTGTAGCAATGCCAGGCGATGCAAAAATATTAGACTTGTTGCCTCAAGAAGTGGAACCGGATCCACCAGAACCACCGCAGTTAGAGCCGGATGCAGGTCAAAACGATTAGCCAGCTGTATCAATCATATCCCTCTACATGTTAAATTAACTGAGGATTACAATTTGGTTAGTACTTTTGAGGAAGCTGATTTTCATCTATTCGATGTATTGTGGAGCTGGCTCCCACCTTTTCCTCGTTTCTATCTAGTAGGAGGTTTGACTATTAAGATTTATCCGGCATACTTCGACAAACTCGGGGTCACTGCTTTGTACATACACAAAAACACTCTTTTAACTGAACTTTCTACGGATGCCATGTTACGGATATCTAAGATCCAATATGGACCAGATTTATTTCCATATGGGATGATCAATAATCAGGAAATTATAGACTATTTGTTATATATAAATAAAAAAACAAAAAAACATAGACAGTACACTAAATACCCTCGTTTGACTAAACTGCTGGCAGGTGAGACTCAGATTGAATATAATAAAGTATCAAGCAGGCACTTAAGACACTTAACCATACATGAAATTAGAAAAAAAGGGATGCAATATATAGACGATAATGCCGCTTTTCTGAAACCGTGGCTGGAACACATGCTGGGCACTGATATGCAGGAAGCACTATTTGTAGGAAGTATAGTATGGGCCAGTAGTTTAACTGTCGAGAACAAAGAACTAATGAGCAAATCTGGTATTTGGCAGACAAAGTACGATGATACAGCAGACTTTTTTAATGTGATCAAGAAACGTTTTTCATTGCGACTGAAGGCAGTTCAGAATCTACTACCTATTGACTTTACGCAGATGTTTGAGCTTGAAGTACTTGTCAACAGAGGTTTAGGCACTGTAGACTGGCATTCGGAGAAAGTCAATAGAACGGTACCCAACCTTTGTAATATAGAGCACAATACTGTATATACGCATGCATTACATATCTTTAAAGCTGTTAGAGGTATGGGTAGCAGGCCTAGAAAGACGTATTGGGATAGTTACTGGTCTAGTAGGAATCAATGGGCACCCACCGGAGCTTATCACTCACAATATGAAGAAGACATGAAATTCAAGTCTGAGTCCCGTGAGATGCGTAATAAGTTGTTTTCATTAAATGCTATGCCAGAATACGATGTAGATCATTTCTTGTCACGTCATCCTAGTACTGTAGCTTGGCCATCTGTCAAATATGAATGGGGGAAGCAAAGAGCTATCTACGGCGTAGATGCTACTAATTTCATTATATCTGGGTTTGCAATGATAGGTTGTGAACATGTGATTTCACCTTTATTCCCCATAGGTCCTACAGCTACAGCTAGTAATGTTACGAAAACAGTCTCTGAAGTGCTTAAGAATGGTGTACCTTATTGTTTTGATTTTGAAGATTTTAACTCCCAACATTCAGTATCTAGTATGCAGGCAGTACTAGAAGCATATTGGACAATATATAGACAAGATTTTTCTGACGACCAAACCAAGGCAATGGCTTGGCTGATTAAATCACTAGAAGATTGCACTATAAAAGCTGAAGCAGGTGACTACAAAGTGGCTGGTACACTATTATCTGGTTGGCGTCTTACTACTTTTATGAACACAATCTTAAATGCTGTGTATACTAAAGAGGCTTTGGGGGGTATAAGTATTGCCACTACCCATAATGGAGATGATGTATTGGCTGGGGTGAAGACTATAGCACAAGTACAAACATTACAGCGCGGAGCAAAACGTCTGAATATACGTTTTCAAAAGAGCAAATGTTACCTGGGTGCGATAGCAGAATTCCTCCGAGTAGACCATAAAACAGGGAATGGCACCCAATACTTAGCACGTGGCGTTTCAACATTCGTACATGGACCAACTGAGTCGACCACCCCCAATGATCTGCAGGCAGTCATCAAATCTATTTCCACACGCAAGCGTGAATTAATTGAGCGCAATGCTGATCCACGCAAGGTGAATGAGCTAGTCTTATTACAACTAGAGCATGTGGCTAAGATATGGCGTACGACTAAGACAGACTTAATCAAAATAAATAATACACATGTGTCTTTGGGGGGAGTAACTGAATATATTTCAGAGACAACTTTGAGACACCGAATTGAAAGGACTACTCTTAAACGAGTAGAAGATAAAAAACTAGAGGCAGATAGAAAAAAGCCTCTGCCGGGTTTACACGCATACGCGCGTAAGCTCACACAGAAACTAATCGACCCCCAATATTATGGGAAGATAGTTGAAGCAGGTAAACAGACCATTTTTAGTAGTGCTGAGGATGCACGGTTCGGGGTAGAGATATATGATATCTTACCTGACCAGCAAACTCGTCTAAATGCACAACAATATGGTATGTTAAAGACTGAACAACCTGGAGTCAAAATAACAATGGCAAAGGCATTTAATCTGCCTCTAATCGCCATTAATGCTGATATGTCAGA